CGGCTACACCGCTTGGTAAATTATCTTTTCTTACTTTAAGATTACTGGGTGCCGGTGATACTTTAATGAAAAACATTTTTAACAGAGCAGGAAGAGTTGCCAATGTTAATCAAAGAATGAGAGCTTTTTATCCTGAATTATGGAAAGAAAGAAAACTATTTAACAAATCAAGTATTGTTGATTTACAAGATAACATAAGAAACACTAAAGAAAACCTTAGATTTGAAACAGCGCAAGATAAACCTAATGTTAAAAGAATAGAAAAATTAAATAAAAAATTAACAGAATTAGAAAAAACTAAAGTAGAACAAACACCATTTGAAAAAAAATGGTCTGAGTTATATTATCAATATGAAGATGAGTTTGGTAATTTTAAAGAAACAAAAACATTTAATAGACTAGAAGCATCATCATTAGATGACTTAACTAAATCAGTTGCAAACGACCCTACATATATTGCTCGTAGTGGTTCATTTACACAAAATCTTAAAAATGAGATGTTAGATGCTAACCAATTTTATCCAGACCAAAAACAAAGTGGTGCTAATATTGGTGATTGGTTATTAAAGACTGTTAATAAAGCTCCATTACTTAGAGTGCTTACAAGTTTACACTTTGTAAAAACTCCTGTTAACTTATTCAAATATGGTTGGCAATCAACTCCTGTACTTAATAAATTAAACGTGGAATTTAATGCTATGCAAAATGCTTCTGACCCTATTGTTAGAAACAAAGCACAATCTATTAAAGCTGTAGGTATAGCTGTGTATGGCTTAGCAACGCACCTAACACTACAAGGTAGTTTAACAGGATATAGAGAAAAAGATAGAAAACATAGATTTGCTTATAAATGGCAAGATGAAAATGGTGTAACACAATACACACAACTTTCTCGTTTCTTTCCTTTGTCAATTCCGTTTATGGTTACAGCATCAATACAAGATGCATTAGAAGAAGCAAGTGATATATTTAATGACCCATTACACAGCGCAGAGCAAGAAAGATACTTAGATTTTATGCGCCATATTGGTGGTGCATCAATGTCTTTATGGTCTAATATTTTTGCTAGTAATTTAATGACACAAGATTTCTTTAAATTAACTGAAATATTTTCTGAAACAGAAGCTACTAATGAAGAAGGAGCTGCTAATATTTCTAAATTGGAAAGATATTTTGGAAGATTTACTTCTAAAAATGTACCATTAGCTACTTCATGGAGATGGACAAATAAAGTATTTGCAGATGGTGAAGCAGAACTTGTAACAGCTTTAGACCATTTAAAACAATCAACACCTTATGGTTTATCTAAAATAATAAATGAAAAATACTTAGGTGGTAAATATGATATATTAAATTATGGAGATGCATTATCACCAAAATCTGACCCGTTGGGAAATGAATATGCAAAACCTAGAGGATTGTTATTAGGTCAAGCACAAGATATGTTCCCTGTTACTTCACATTGGAGTGATAACATGGTAGACAGTAACGGAAATAAAATTGTATTATCACCGGAAGCTAGAGAAAAATTAGAAACTTCTAATATTAAATGGGAAAGACCTCAGTTTACTATTCAGCTTGGAACTAAGAAACCATTGAATATGAAATTAACTACAGCTATTCAATACAAACATCCGGTTACTGGAGAAACAATTAAATTTCCAGAAGGCATTACTATGTACGAAGCAATGCGTCAAGTTAAAGGTCAAATTAAAATAGCAGGACGAACTTTAAATGAAACATATCAATATGAGTTAGAAAATCCTAATTCTGAATTTAATAAAAGATATGCTTCTAATAAACTTCTTGGCGGTAAATATATTGGTGATGATTACCTATTACAACGAATAAGAGAATTTGAAAGAGAAGCTAGAGAGTGGATTAAAAGCAATGCTTTGATTGATATTAACGGTAAAATTACTACAGCTAGTGCACTTAAACGTAGCGCAGAAACCATTGAATTTATGGAATTAATGGGTGAATAGATAAAGTACCCCTTTTAGAAGAGATAAACACAAATTATGGCTAATTCATTCGTAAGATACACCGGAAACGGTACAACTACTACATACGCTATACCTTTTAGTTACAGAGATACAGCTGATTTATCAACTACAGTAGCAGGTGTAAACGTTACAGCTTACACTTTAGATGCCGCAGGTACTAACCTTACATTTACTACAGCACCTGCTAATAATGCGGCAATTGAAATACGAAGAACTACAAGCCAAAATACAAAATTAGTAGACTACGTATCAGGCTCAGTATTAACTGAAAATGACCTAGATACAGATAGTGACCAAGCGTTCTTTATGTCGCAAGAAGCGATTGATAAAGCAAATGACGTAATATCATTAGATAACGTAGACTTTAACTGGGATGTACAAAATAAAAGATTAAAAAATGTAGCAGACCCTGTAGATAATACAGATGCTGTTAACAAACAATTTATATCAACTAACATACCTAACATTACAACAGTAGCAGGTATTGCGGCAGATGTAACTACGGTTGCAAACAATGATGCTAATGTTACAGCAGTAGCTAATGATGCTACAGATATAGGTTTAGTTGCTACTAACATAGCTGATGTGTCAACAGTGGCTACAAATATTGCAGATGTTGTTACAGTAGCAAATGATTTAAACGAAGCAATTTCAGAAATAGAAACTGCGGCTAATGACCTTAATGAGGCAACGTCAGAAATAGACACAGTTTCAAACAACATAGCTAATGTTAATACAGTTGGAACTAATATTGCTAATGTAAATACAGTGGCGGGAATAGATACAAACGTTACTACAGTTGCGGGAATAAGCGCTGATGTAACTTCAGTAGCAGGCATATCAACTGCTGTATCTAATGTTAACTCAAATAGCACAAACATTAATGCTGTTAATGCTAATTCAGCTAACATAAACACTGTTGCAGGTATTAATGCAGATGTGACAACTGTTGCAGGAATATCAAGTGATGTTTCTACAGTTTCAACAAACAATGCAAATGTCACTGCTGTTGCAGGTAATGCATCTAATATTAACACAGTTGCAGGTAACACAACTAACATTAATACAGTAGCAACTAACAATGCAAATATTACAACAGTTGCTGGAGCAAACACAAATATTAATACAGTTGCAACTGATATAGCTAATGTTAACACTGTTGCTACAAATATACCTTCAATAAATAGTTTTGCTAACACTTACAGAATTGGTGCAACAGACCCTACGACATCTTTAGACGAAGGTGATTTATTTTATAATTCAACAGACAATGCTCTTAAATATTATAATGGTTCATCTTGGCAACAAATTACAGCAGATACAGATGTTAAAACTTTAGTTTCAGCAAATGATACAACAGCAGGTTTTTTAAATGGAAAATTAGTAGCAGGTTCAAATGTTACATTTACTGAAAATAATGATGGTGGAAACGAAACACTTTCTATTTCAGCAACAGACAATTCAATTCCTTTTGCAATAGCACTTGGATAAATAATTAAGGAGAAAAATAAACATGGCAAATAACTTTAATTCAACAACAGCTAGTTTAACAGATGCTACGTTGACTACAGTTAAGACCACTACATCTAACAAACAAGTTATGATTGGTTGTCTAGTATCTAATACTGGCACAACTTCTATACTTGTAGATATAGTTCTTAATGATGGTTCTAACGATAGATACATTGTTAAACAAGCACCAGTTCCAGTTGGAAGTTCTTTAGAAGCTATATCTGGTAAGGTAATTATACCTAATGGTGGTGCTGTTAAAGTAAAATCTGATAATGCTTCTGGTATTGCAGATGTAATTATTTCAACATTGGAAGACGTAGCGTAATATGTATTTAGGTAATCAACCAGCATTAAGTTACACAAGTTTTGCTAAGCAAGACTTCACTACAAGTGCGACTACATCTTACACACTTAGATAATCCTGTAACTAACGAAAATGAGTTAGCATTATTTATAAACTTTGTAAGACAAGAACCTACAACTGCATATACTGCTAGTAATACATCTTTAACTCTAACAAGTGCTACATCTGCATCAGATGATATGTACTGTGTGTTTTTAGGTAAAGCTGTTCAAACAGTAAATCCTCCTGCTGGTTCAGTAGGTGCATCACAAATAAGTGATGGTTCAATAGCTTTAGGAAAGTTATCTGCTACTGGTACAAAAGACGCAACTACATTTCTAAGAGGCGATAACACATTTGCTTCTGCTGGTGGAACTAACACTCCAGCTTTTATGGCAAATTTAGCATCAATTCAAAGTATATCAAATAACACTTCGACTAAAGTTAATATGAGTACAGAAATTTTTGACACAGATAGTAAATACGACAATTCTAATTATAGATTTACTCCAACAGTAGCTGGAAAATATTTTGTATATGCTCAAATAATGTTCACAGCTTATGGTGCAGATGGTACAGCAGCTGGATTACAAATAAAAAAAAATGGTTCTACAATCCATGAAAGTTATGAAAGGTCAGCACAAAGTAGTAATTTTGATTTTTATATACACATTTCATCAACAGTCGTACTAGATAATGACGACTATATTGAAATTTTTGCCTTACAAAGTAGTGGTTCAAGTAAAAGTATTTATCATGGCTCTCTATATAGTTTTTGGGGAGCATACAAAATTATAGAATAAGGAAAATAAATTATGGCAATAACAAAAATACAATCTGAAAGTCTTAACCAAGCTTCACTTTCTTACGAAAGTAAAGAAAAGATTCTAAGTTTAACGAAGGAGATTAACTAATGGCTATTACTAAGATACAATCGGAATCGTTGAACTTAGCAGACACTTACGATTTCACAGGAACTGTAACTGGTGCTGGTGGTGTTAATACTCCAGCTTTTGAAGCTAGACTAAGTAATGAACCATCTGTTTCTACAAATACATGGACTAAAGTTCCAGTTAATGTAGAAATTTATGATGTTGGAGGATGTTACGATAATTCAACAAATTATAGATTTACTCCAACTACTGCTGGTAAATATGTTTTTTATGTTCAAGTTGGTTTTAATGCTTTAGCAGATGGAAAATATCTTTTTGCTGCAGTACGAAAAAATGGTTTAGTTATTTTTAGTGATGGAAATGCAATAAATCATACTGGACATGAAGGTGGACTAGCTTCAAGATACACAATTACAGCAGAAGCTAATGGTTCATCAGATTATTTTGAAGCTTATGCTATTCACAATCATGGCTCAAATAGAAATTTTACTGCTGGGTGGACTTTTTTTGGTGGATACAAAATTATAGAATAAGGAGGTAAAACTATGGCACAACTAAGTACAAAAATAAAATCATACTGCGAAGCAAATGGTGTTTCAAATGTAGATTTTACAACTGATGTTATGTTGCAAGACGACAGTAATGGTCAAGGTGCGTATATAGCTGAATGGAATTTAGATATTGCACAACCAACTGACGCACAACTAGCATCTTATGAAACTGCTGCAAATACTGCTGAAGTAATGCAACAGTCGATGCAACAAGAAGAAGTGAATATGGTTCTTGGGGAGACCAGTTAGATGAAATCTACCATGACATTGAGGCTTGGAAAACAAGAATACAAGGAATTAAAAATAATAATCCAAAAGGTTAATTAATGAGTTATATAGGTAGAGATACAGACAAGATAAGCAATGTAGAGGTACTAGATAACATTACCTTTGATGGTAGTTCTAGTTACACATTACAAAAAGGTGGAAGTAATTTTACACCTAGTTCTGCTAACACATTATTACTTAGTATTGATGGTGTAGTTCAAGCAGGTAACTTTACTGTATCTGGTTCAACAATAGATTTTGGAACTGCAGTTGCTGGAACTTCTACTTGCGATTTTGTATTACACTATGGAGTTGGATTAATTACAGCACCTAGTGATGGTACAGTTACAACAGCTAAACTTGCAGACAGTTCTGTTTCACTTGCCAAGCTAACAGCAACAGGAACTAAATCATCTTCTACATTTTTAAGAGGAGATAATACTTTTGATACACCACCATTAGGTGGAATTACAATGATAGACCAATGGAGAATAATTGCTGATGCCAATTATGCTGGTGGAACTAATGATGTAACAGGAACTTGGGAAAGAAATGACACAGATGGTGCTGGTCTACTTGGAAGTGCTATGTCAGTTTCTTCAGGTGTATTTACATTTCCATCAACAGGATATTATTATATTACTGCTGGATTTTTTTTAGTTAGAGATAACACAACATCAAGATTTAATGTATTAGGAATTAGAACTACGCAAAATAATTCATCTTATAGTGATAGAGTACAATTAGGTAATCATGTTGAAGATATAGCTGTACAACACACATTTGTTTATGCAGACTACATATTTGATGTAACAAACACATCTACTCACAAAGCAAAATTTGTTTTAGAAAATGATGGCTCAATAACTTTAGGTGGAGACACAAGTAAGGATAGAAGTTTTGTTAGATTTATAAGATTAGGAGATACATAAAATGACAGATAAAGAATATCTTAATTTAGCTTTAGCACTTTTACACAATGGCTCATGGTTTGGTTGGAGAAAAGAAGATGACAATGGAAATAAAATTCCTAACGACCAAAGAATGACTTATGAAAATATTATAGTGCATGACAGTTCAATTACAAAACCAACAGAAGCTGAAGTAAATGCAAAGATACAAGAATTAAAAGATGCTGAAACAAATGCAGAAAATAAAAAAGCATCTGGTAAACAAAAACTAAAAGACTTAGGATTAGATGATGACGAAATCCAAGCATTGATAGGAGTATAATATGGCAATAATTAAACCAAACAATAATACAATATCAGCTATAACTGCTTTACCAGCTGGTGTAGGTGGTAAGGTTTTGCAAGTTGTTAATGCACATACTGGAACAGATACTACTTCAAATTCAACTACATATACAGATACTGGATTGACTGCATCAATTACTCCATCATCATCTTCAAATAAAATTTTAGTTTTAATTCAACAAACTGTTGCAAAAACAGGTGCAAACACTTGGGGAAATATTAGAGTGTATAGAGATTCAACAGAAATTGGAGGTGCAGTTGCTGGTAGAGATATTGGTTATAATGGAGCTAGTTCAGCAATGTATTTAGGTTCTTCATTTTGTAATTCTTTCCTTGATACTCCATCATCGACATCGGCTCTAGTATATAAAACTCAATTTAATAATGGTGCTGGTAGTGGCACAGTAAGAGTACAACATTCTAGTGGTCAAAGTTATATGACACTTATGGAGATAGCAGGATGATTATAGAAGCAATATTAAAAATAAATCCTAACGCAAAAATAGTTGTAACAGGAAATGATATTAACACTTGCGAAATAGAATGGTTAGAAGGAACAACACCAATAGCTAAAGCTGACATAGAAGCTAAAATGGTAGAGGTACAAGCAGAGTATGATGCTAACCAATATCAAAGAGATAGAGCAACTGCTTATCCTACAATTCAAGAACAGTTAGATATGCAATACTGGGATAAAGTTAATGGTACTACTAACTGGGAAGATGCTATTGCTAAAGTGAAAGCAGATACACCTAAACCATAA